AGATTACCTAACGGTAATTATATTGAAAAAACTGCATCTCACTTTGTAATTATCTTAGGTGATAGTCCATCAACAGCGTTGATCTCTATGAAATCTACTCAATTAAAAATTAGTAGAAAGTGGAACTCAATGATGAGTGGTTTAAAACTAAAAGGGAAGAACGGATTATTTACTCCGGCATCTTTTAGCCATATTTACAGACTAAAAACAACCCAGATGTCAAATGATAAAGGCACATGGTTTGGTTGGGAAGTAAGTAAGGTAGGACCAGTTACCGAAAGTTCAGCTTATCAACAAGCTAAAACGTTTTCTGAAAACATTTCCAAAGGAAGTGTTAAAGTAAAACACGGGGAAGAGAAACCGAAAGGGTCCGACTCGCATTTCTAGTTTAATCGATTAGTCGATTAAAAAGGGGGCGAGAGCGGGAGACTTAACTCGCCCCTCTGAAAGATAATTATGGAGAAGGAATATATACAGATTTTTAATGGTTACAGAGGAGCGTATGGTGTCGCTAATATTAAGAACGCTTACGTAGATCCTGATAGTGGTAAACTAAAATTAAAACCAGGTGATTATCGCTGGAATTATCAACAGCTTACTGACCAAATATACTTTGACCATTTACATGGTAAGAAATCTATTGGAATTCAGCCATGTAATGAAGATGGTGAAACTAAATTCGGTCTCATTGATATAGACCCTTCTAACTACGAGAACTTCGATAAAAAATTTATTATAGATAAAATTCAAGAGTACAAACTACCGCTTATTCCTATTCTATCCAAAAGCAAAGGGATTCATTTATATATTTTTATGAAAGAATTTATAGATGCTGCCGCTTTAAAAGCTTTTCTAACTAACCTCTTACCCCTCTTTAAATTAAAACCAGACACCGAAATTTTTCCAAAACAAACCCAACTAACTCGAGATCTCGAGAGCGGAGGATTGAGACCAGGACAATTTATTAATCTTCCTTATTTTAATAAAACAGAAAGAAGAGCTTTAAATATAGATGGAACGGAATTTACTTTTGAACACTTTATAACTTTAGTTAAATCTAATTTAGTGAATCGAGATGATTTAAATTCTATTACTGATGGTATTGACAAAAAGATTTTTGAAGGAGCTGATGAAGATTTTAAAGATGGTCCTCCATGTCTAGCTACTTTATCAACTATAATGAAAGATCCTCAATTCGATGGCAAAGATAGATTCATGTATAACTACCATGTCTTTGTTAAAATGAAATATGAAGATACATGGAAACAAAAAGTTAAAAACGCTCCAGTAAAATATTTTGCAGAACAACATGCTAATGCATGGGATGATAAATTTTTAGGAGCTAAAGTAAGATCCTGGGCAAAATCTTTAAAAGGATACACATGTACTCAGAGTCCTATTAGTGACCACTGTAAAAAGGGGATATGCGTAAAGAAAAAATATGGGGTCTTGGCAGGATCCAAAGGAACTTATCCTGAATTAACTAATTTAAAGAAAATAGATTTAGATCCAGAACCTGAATACGAATTTGATGTAATCAAACCTGATGGCATAGGCACAGCTACGGTTCATTGTCGATCAGTGGAACATGTGAATGATCAACGTAAAAGAAGAAATGCAATAGCGAAAGCAGCAGGGTTTCCTCCACCAATTATTAAAGGTGATGAGGATCAAATGGTTCTTGATGCTTTATGGAAAACACAAAAAATAGTTAATCCTCCTATAGGAACAAGCTCTAAAGAAAAATTACACGACGTTCTTCATGCTAAAATTAATGGGCCTAAAGCAATGAACGACGCAGGGTTTAAATCAGGAACAGTTCTTATTGAAGACGGATTTGCATTTTTTAAATTTGATAAATTTTATGACAAATTAAAATCCAAGAACTGGAAATATAGTGAAGATAAAACAGGAACGATGATGGAATCTACTTATAAAGATTGTGATATAGAATTTTTAGATCAAAAAAGATATCCTGCTAAAGACAAAGGAATATACAATACTCCGACTAAAAATGTTGTAAAAATTTCTGTAAAAGAATTTGAAAACGTTCCTATTCATCATACAAAACTTAAACACAATAAGGATATTATATGATGAGAAAAATACTCGGGCCTCCGGGAACAGGGAAAACAACACGTCTTTTAAATTATGCAAAAACATTTATTAAACTAGGAACTCCGATTGATAAAATAGGATACTTTGCTTTTACTAAAAAAGCTGCAGGCGAAGCCAAAGAAAGAATGTTAGATCAAAATCCAAATATATCAGAGAAACAATTAAAACATTTTAGAACTCTTCACTCTCTAGCTTTTTGGAAACTCGGAATGAAAAAAAGTGAAGTTATGCAGGATGAACACTATGAAGACATAGGTAGAAGTTTAGGGATAGAAGTCACTGTTTATAGTAATGGAGAAGAAAAAACAGGATTTGTAGATTCAGATAGTGAATACTTTAACATCATTAATGCAGCCAGAATAAAAGAAATTCCTATTGAAGATGAATACAACACCGATATGTACTCTCAAGATTTGGATCAAAACTTATTATATATTTTAAGGGATGAACTAGATAATTATAAAAAATCTTTTTATCTAAAAGATTTCACCGACATGATTGAAAAATTTATTGTGGCGGAATTGTGTCCAAAATATGACGTAGTTTTTATTGATGAAGCACAAGACTTATCACCGATTCAATGGAAAATGTTTGATGTCTTAAAGAAAAACTCCAAACATGTTATATTAGCCGGGGATGACGATCAAGCGATTTATGGTTGGGCAGGTGCAGATGTAAAAAGATTTCAACAAGAGCCGGCCAAAGAAATAGTATTGCCACAATCTTATCGAGTTCCAAGATGTATTCAACACATTGCTGACAATATTTTAAGTAGAATACCAGATGAGAGGAGAATCCAAAAAGAATGGAAAGCAAGAGATGAAGAGGGGGATGTATATTTTGGAACGGCAATTGAAGACGTTCCTTTGCATGAAGGAAAATGGTTAGTGCTAGCTCGATATAATGATAAATTAATAAAACTTAAACCGACTCTCAGAGAAATGGGAATTTATTTTGAGTATAAAAACAGAAAGAGTTACAAGACAAGATTATACGATGCCATTCAAGATTTTACAAGATGGACTAAAGGATCTCAATTATCCATATCAGAATGCAAAGATTTATTTGAATATTTCGGAAAAGAATTTCCAGGTAAGGAAGAAAGACTTTATGATTTAAGAGAATTTGGCTATAGCCATACTCAAAGATGGTTTGAAGTTTTTGAGACTGAACCGGAGGATAGTCTTTATATTAGAGACATGCTCCAGGCTGGAGAAGAATTATCTAAAGAAGCACGGGTTAAACTATCAACAATTCACGCAGCTAAGGGAGGTGAAGCTGATAATGTTTTACTCATTTTAGATAATACCAAAACTATTAGGGAAGCTATCGAAAAAAACCCTGATAAAGAAGATGAAGAAAACAGGATTTGGTATGTGGGCGTCACACGTACTAAACAAAACTTATATATTTTGGCGGCAAAAAAGGAGGATAAAGGTTATGACATCGAAAGTGTACAGTAAACAAATTGGAGGATCCCACTACAAGGACATGGCGATTCAGCCGAGTGAGTTTATAAACAAGAACAAATTGCAATTTGCAGAAGGAAATGCTATTAAATATATCTGCAGACATGCACATAAAGGAGAAGTTGAAGATTTGGAAAAAGCAAAACATTATATTGATATGATTATTGAAAGAGATTATGGCCCTCAAGAAAGTTGGGTTGATGGTTATAGGAAATGGAAAGCGCTGAGGGATAAAGGAGTTGTTAGCGATAAAGTAAAACTTGGTGAGTTAAAAAAACTTAATAAAGAAAGGTGTCCACATAACTAATGCGAATTCCTAGATTTGAAGCCCGAACAGAATGGGTCAAGCCAACGGAATTTCCAGACCTCAGACAGGTTGACGAAATTGCAATAGATTTAGAGACAAAAGATCCTGACCTACTTAAAAAGGGATCAGGTTCTGTTATAGGTAATGGAGATGTGATTGGAATTGCCGTAGCAACCTCACATTACAAAGGATACTTTCCTATCGCCCATGAAGGTGGTGGGAACATGGATCGTAAGCAAGTTTTAAATTGGTTAAAAGATATACTTGAATCTCCTTCCACAAAAATATTTCATAATGCTATTTATGACGTTTGTTGGCTTAGACGTTTAGGGTTTAAGATAAATGGAGATATTGTCTGTACGATGATTGCAGCAGCCGTTACGGACGAGAACAGATTTAGATATGATCTTAATAGTTTATCATGGCACTATTTAGGATATGGAAAAAATGAAGCTGGTTTAGCTGAAGCTGCAGAAGAATGGGGAATTGATCCTAAAGCAGAAATGTACAAGCTCCCTGCTATGCACGCAGGATCTTATGCAGAAAGAGACGCAGAGATTACTTTAGGATTATGGCAAGAACTTAAAAAAGAAATTATTCATCAGGATCTAGAAGATATTTTTGATTTAGAAACAGATTTATTTCCATGTCTAGTCGACATGAGATTTAAAGGTGTACGGGTTGATATTGAAAAGGCCCATATAATGAAAAAAGAATTTAAACAAACTGAAAGAGAGCTTCTACAAAAAATAAAAAACGAAACTAATATTGATACCCAAATCTGGGCAGCAAGAAGTATCGCTAATGTTTTTGATATGTTGAAGATTCCCTATGAAAGAACAGAAAAAACTAATGCTCCCTCTTTTACTAAAAACTTTCTAGTAACTCATAAACATCCAGTTGTGAGAATGATTGCTCAAGCAAGAGAAATCAATAAGGCGTACACAACTTTTATTGATTCAATCATTAGGTATGAACATAATGGTAGAATTCATGCAGAAATAAATCAACTTAGATCCCAGACAGGGGGAACTGTTACAGGAAGATTTAGTTATCAGAATCCAAACCTTCAACAGATTCCCGCACGTAATAAAGATTTAGGACCTAAAATCAGATCATTATTTATTCCGGAGGATGGATGTAAGTGGGGTTGTTTTGATTATAATCAACAAGAGCCTAGACTCGTTGTGCACTATGCATCTCTCTATAAACTACCCTCTGTTTATACAGTGGTAGATTCATACAAAGAAAATGTTAAATCAGACTTTCACCAAACCGTAGCAGACATGGCAGAGATTCCAAGATCCCAGGCCAAAACAATTAACTTAGGATTATTTTATGGAATGGGCAAAGCTAAACTTCAAGCAGAGCTAGGAGTTTCTAAAGAAAAAGCAGCGGACTTATTTAATACTTATCACAGTCGTGTACCATTTGTTAAACAACTGATGGAGAAAGCATCCAATAGAGCACAGGATAGAGGACAGATACGAACACTTCTGGGTCGCCTTTGTCGCTTCCATCTTTGGGAACCCAATAGTTTTGGAATGCATAAAGCATTACCTCATGAAGATGCGCTCAGGGAACATGGACCAGGAATTAAAAGAGCTTATACCTATAAGTCTTTAAATAAATTAATCCAGGGATCAGCTGCAGATATGACAAAAAAATCAATGCTAGAATTGTATAAAGAAGGTATAGTAGCTCATATTCAAATTCATGATGAACTTGATTTATCTATTGAAGATGATAAACAGGCTAAGAAAATAGTTGATATAATGGAATCTGCTGTTGATTTAGAAGTCCCTAATAAAGTAGACTATGAATTTGGGAAAAATTGGGGAGACATTTACGATTAACAAGGAGGAAATATGGAACACATTAATAATGTATGGGCAAAAATTAAAGCTCATCCAAAAATAGCTGCTGCTATTGCAGTGGTAATTGTTGTTATAATTATAGCATCATAAGGATTTTATGTTAGATGGCATACCTAAATGCAAACATTCCTGTGACGTATGCACAGGTCAGGCGAGAATATCTATATGACCTTTCCGGACATGTGGGAGAAG